TACCAAATGTATTGCGCTCATTCACATTAGAAACTTGGATTGTACCTGATTGTGGTGGAATAGTTTACGAATATGAAAATGTAATGCGATTGAGTGTAGGTACGCCATCTAGCCCTGCACCTGCTACATTTGAAATCAATTTAGAAAATGTTGCCGCTGGCACCAGTAGCGTACATACCCTAAACAGTGCTAAACCAGTGCACAGTCCTAACGGAGAGTTAGCATATTGGGATGGAGTATTGTTCCCTACACCAAGTTTGACACTACACAATTCATACATTTACACAGATGCAGCAGTGAATGATTCGACTGCACTAAATGATGGTCACAGAGAGTTATTGAATGTAACAGTTACTTTTACAGGTAGAAGATTGACAATGCATATCAATGGTGATATAGTAGTTTCAAAGGCATTTGATGAAATACAACAAGTTGTTTTGAATCCGTCTAACATGTTCCTTGGTGGCAAAGGCGGCGAGTATAGAGGCACCATAGAAGCAATTCATCTTTCAAGAGGAGTAAAGCCATCCGGTAAAGTCGCTTACGCCCCTGTGAAAAGCGACGACACGATTGCTCTTTGGAGATTTGAAGAGCCAATAGAACCAATTACTACACAGGTTGTTACGCCATCTATTTCAGCATCTACTAGTGCGAATTCTACAATCAATATAGGTACAACTGCTGCTAAAGCATTAGCCAAAGAGTTAGCAGGTGACGGAGTTAGTGAAAACATAGACTTCACTACAGCGGCACCTTGGAATTCTCAGGGATCTTATACTGTTAAAAAGTACGCAGCGACATCAACTAGTGATATTACTATACCCAAGGTACCTTACAACATAATTGTTAACCCGCTAGGTTACAATCCAACAACAGGTAAACCTACTGCAAAGGCACCCGAAAGGTTACGATTAACTGCGATAAATGGAGGTGCTGGGACAATTACAGTAGAATCTATTCATCTTGATTTTGGTGCTACCTCTAATGGAAGAAGAGGGGCGCTACAGGCACATGACGCTGGTATATTTGTCATAGTTACAGGAGATTGTATAGTCGATGGAGGGAACGGTAATGACTTCCAACCACAGGGTAGTGGTACACAGTTTTCTCATAGACAAGGACAAGTGTGCATTGATGAAAGTGAATTTGAAAATCATGGTATAATGTTCTCTATGAGTATGGCTATAGATTCTGATACTTTCAATAAATTTTCAGCATCTTCTGCTAATCCCGGCGATGGTTTTTACATAGGTCATGCAGGTAGGCATACCTTGAATCATGTCAAAAGCCATCCTTTTATGGGTACACTCCCCCCAGCATCAGATTTAGTAGTAGATAAAAAACTAGATGCGTCTGCTGATGTAATCTCTGCATCGTTTGAATCTCAGTACGCCGACATAAAAGATACTGTATTAATTAATTCTAAAGTCACCGCATATGATTCTATCATTAGTAATCAAATTACTAATCTGTCATTTAGTACAAAAGTGAGCCAAGTTGTAGAAAACGGAATGAGTGACATTTCTGATACACAAAGAGGAATTATTGGTTTAGGAGGCGCTAAGTTTGACTCTAGTTTATTTAGTTTGAAAACTATTGGTGGGAACACCACGTTGAATGATTCAAAGGAGGCTTCAAGGCACCTAGTGCCCTCTAACGAAGCAAGAATCGCCATACTGGATTTACCTTCTTTGTCTACTTACAATTACGCTCCATTTGTACAAATACACTACAATGCAGTTTGTCATAACTCTGAAAACTTTTCTGTAGCCGCTGCATCTAGGATAGACTCTTCATTTACCAGCACATCTACAACCATTAAGTTAGAAAGTATCAAATCGTTTGGTAAAGATGGCGCTGTTTTACCTGCATCTAATTTTTCCATAGATGGGACAGCGGCAACTACTGATGGAAGTATAACTGCTACACTAAACCACACTACTAAGAAAGTCACATTTAGTGCGGCTACTGATTTGGCATTTCAAGATATTGATGATACTGGCGCAATCGTTAGACTAAGTATGGATGGTTCATCAATAATGGTGACAAAGACTGTACCCGATGTAAGCACTATTGTTACAGGTAGTACATCGATTCTCGATCTTATTCATACTGCGTTAGATGCAGGGGACTTAGACATATACTCTCCCGGAGGCAGGATAGAAATAGATATGCCTGAAAACTTCGGTTTCACAGAGGGCGATTTAGAAGGCGACACCGAAGAGGGCACCTTAGCAGAATCAAAACTAGATTTCACTCTTTGTCCTGAAAACTATCTTCCATTAACTTCGACAGATACTCCGGCTAAAACTCCGCAAAGTATAGCCGTTGCTAATTCTGATTTATCTACAAAAAATTCACAGTTTAGTAAGGTAATCATTGCGCCAAGTTATGCACCTAATAATATAGAAGAAGTAGAAGATATGGCGAGGCAGTTACCTATCAACCGTAGAGTTAGGACTGGCTTACTAATTAACAATAACGGAGGCTATGCTGCTAGCACTACCACTGCATTAACTGTAGACGGTGTAGATGCAAGAACCATATTTGTTGACGGAGATACTGTCTATAAAGCAGATGGAACTGTCATTGGAACGATTAATCACACTGTTACTGAAACCACTATTAGAATATCAGGTGGTAGTGGTACAGCAGTTGCTTTGCAAGACAATGAAGAATTGTTTGTTGGACCGGTTGAATTAGGCAAAGGTACAACTAACCAATCTACAACTGTTCATGAAATATTTGATATTATTGAGCATCAGGTATTGAATGAAAAGGTAGTATTAACCGTTCAACCAAGTGATCGCAGACGTTTCACTCAGTTAGCAAAACTAAGGTCAGACTCATCTATGCCTAACTCAATATCAATAGAGTATCTTGTTTCAAGAGGCAGAGTCTTATCATTTGGTGATGAGGCCGATGGTAGTTCTAGTTTGTTAGCCTATGGACTTGTATCTGACATTGCAAGTGCAAGTGTTAGCGCAAAGGGTGATGGAGCACCTGATTCTCACATAGTCAAAGAGATTATGCCCGGTGCACCTGTAGTTACAGTCACACTGGGTGGCCCCGGCCAAGGTGCAATTAACACAAAAGAAACATGGAACCCAAGTCCCACTGCTAGAATGCCTTGGAGTACGAGGCGTGATTGTGTAACATTAGGCACCGAAGTAGATACTAGTGCTAGAACTATTACAGTAACACCTCTTAACAATCGTGCAACCGATTTAGCATCTTGGGGTACATATTGTTTCCCGAAAGTAGGTAGAGTTTATCTTGAAATGCCAAGGACTGATGTAAATGAAGCGATTCGTTTTGCTTCTGCAGAATATGCTTCAAAGACTGGCACGACATTTACATTTGCATCAGGTAGTCATCAAGGCACAGGTATGTTTGTTTTAGCAGATGGTAGTGAAGCAGATACGTTTACTGATTGGGTCAGTGGAGTAGAATCGATAAATATAGTTGGAGGTAATCTACATGTAGATGACAAATTCCTTGATGAGTCTGTTTGTAATGACGGTACAACTATCAATGATAGGCTGTTCCAAACTCTTGACACTGTTCAGCACGACTATCAATTAGGGACACAGTATGCTAGTACTCGTGCATTGGTAGAAATACCTCTGTTTGAAGAGTTCTTCTTCGATAACCCTAATGAGGGCATATTCCCCGGTCCTGACAACAGTATGAAGATACACGTTGATGCTACAAGGACTGCTAGCAATTGGGCACCTAATCCAGTGGGCAGAAGGCACGAAGAAATTAGGCCTCAAGACCCTGAAGTGTTTGGTGCATTTTCATATTCAATAGCAACTAATGCCCATAGATCGGGCACTAAGATTACTAAGCCGTTTACAGGCACCACTATTTCTGTGGAGGATGCGAGTATATTCCCTATCCCTACTGCTGGTCCTACTGCAGTTGCAGGCATAGATGGTAGTGCAAGATTCCGTAGAGCATTTTTGTCCAGTGGAGAGTGGGTGCTTTACACTGCTAGAGATACTAGTGCAAATACAATCACAGCAGCATCAGCGGCAACTGCTGGTGGTAACTTTGCGATGAGTAAAAACTTTGTCAAAGAGTTCGCAGTCGGTGTACAGTTAACTCCGGGTCCGGGCTACCAAGACATGTCTTATTCACCTATTGCTGATAATCCTCTTCTCAAGAGTGCTGGTTACGAAGGTAGGCGCTCATTTTACTATGACCGCTCCAATGTAATGACACAAGGTGGCAATGTTGATTATGGTATGAAGCAGTACGTCAGTGCTGTTGAATTTAGGGCAGGCCCTCGTGTTAATCCTCACCTTGACAGAATTCAAAGTGGCAGAGCAAAAGGTATAGTTGAATCTCTAAATACAGGACTCAATATATTGTACTTAAAAGATGGAAGTCTTTTCCCTGAAAATGTACAGGGAGTAAGTGGATATAGCGGCTATCGCTATAGATTGGCTTACAGAAATGCTAGTGGTACTTTGAACTACGCACACTATGAAGCAAGGGCAGGGTCTGTGTTTACTCTAGCACAAAGAGATGCAGGTTTTACACCTTCTGAAGGCGATGAGGTTACACTTGTAGATATGAATGCTAGCCCTAGCACAATTTATCCTGAACAAAAGGAAGGGGTATTCCTAAACAACTCTTGGGCTTATCCTTATGCTCCGGGGGGATTGCGTGACGGTGACACTGTTTGGATGAACATGCATTACACTAATCCTCATTCAATTGAGGGGTTATTTGCTAAGAGCAGAGGCACACTAAACGAAGGCAAAGTTTGGACCGGTTTCAATGGCGGGCAGGGGGCTATGCATGCAAATCCAAGAAGCAGCATACCTTTAGAAAATTTCTTGATTGGTAACACTTGTATAGAAACAGCAAAGAACTTTGTACAGCACGTCAATAAAACAATTGAGTTGAATTATGAAGCACTAGGTTTGTCTGCGACACTTGCACCAACTGTTGCATATTTAGATCCTTACCAGTCAGATAGTGAACATGCCCGTGTTTTACTGTACGATGTAGCACATGACCGTGAGTTCATAGCCTTCCAAGACCTGTGGATGCAGGTTCAAAGTAGTGCCGATGCAATCAAGATAGGGGCAGCACCAAGTGGAACTACTGGTGCAATAGTACACGATGATGATAACTCAGGCTCGTCACTAGATGTAGCATCGGGTTTCCCAAGTCAAAGCAAATTTCTTACAGCCACTACTAAATCACAATTTATTGAAGCCGCTTACTCGCATCAAAGTACATGGAATGCTAGCACAGGTACGGTGCTTTCACCACACAGTCCTGATGTCGGGACCAAATATACTACTAATGGTGGTATGCCTAGAACTAATGATGCAGTAATAAATTCAAATGATGCACTTTTATTGCACCAGCAAATCGATAAAGATTCAAGAGAAGCCTCAACTTTCTTTGATACCCCTGATGGTACCCGTGCTATACCTGCGTTCCTTGCTTTAAAAGGAATAAGAAGTAGTACGTTAGATTTGAGTGGGCACGAAGAGTCAAGACTGAATGGTTTAGACCACTGGACAAAAATGGACTTCGTAAGAAGACTAACTGTAGACTTTGGTGAAGTTCGTTTGAAAGACGGTGTAACAAATATAGAGGCTGCTGCTCGTGAAGTTGTTCGCTTGATTAACCAAGCCGGTGCAAAAAATGGTAGAACCCATGCAAGAAAAGAAAAGGAGCAACACCTCGGAGAAAGCACAGGTTCTACGCACGATCCAGCACCGTTTTGGGACGTAAAGAAAGGGTTCTCTAGTCATGACAAAGGAACTCACATGGGCTATGTACGTGCTCATCTTGGAAGAGTAGTACTCGACTCTAATAACAAAAAGGGCTTTTCTGTCGTTATACATTCTACAGTTCCCGGCGCAGAAGGGCGTAATTTCTGCGCTTGGTTAGATAGTAGTCGTGCACAAAGCCCTTATCGCCCACAATACTTAATTGGTCACGGGGGCAGATTCCGCAACTACTGGTGTCAGCCTGACGAGATGACTGGAGAAAACATGCACCCTGCCCCTATGCCAATCAATAGGTTTGGTAGGCCATTCGCTCCCATTACTACTTTGAAAGAATACATTCCTCCTGAAGAAACACTAGATGTGTTTGAAAATAATTTGAGTTTAGGGCCTGAAACAGTTGCAGGCTCAACTCAGAAAACTGATACATTCCGTGAAGGTGCATCGGGTAGGAATTCAAACACTGTGGTTAACGAATCATTTGAAACTAAAAGCCCATCATCTACATTAGTAGACGGTTTACGAACAGGTACATCTGCACAAGCCCGTATTAACTTCGGTGGCTTGACGCAAGCCGGTATTCCCGGTTGGGCACCTAATGCTGGTAAATGGGGTATGGGTCGAGATGGTGACGACAGATTCAAAGCAATATACGGCAATGCATCTAACGCTGCCACCGCTATGCTTGGTAGTACAATTTACACTTCTACGAACAAAACTGGCTATATCCCCGAAGAGCAAATGAAGCCTGCTAACATAGGCAACGGCAATTTGTATGGTATTAGATTTGAAGACCACAGAGGTGACAACCATACGATAAGAATGGTATACAAAGAGTGTGATAAGCCATTTGGTAACGATTTAACAATGGTGCCGCCTACATTTGACGAAGAGGTTGTAATTTACTTTGATGACAAAGATGTAGCGCAAGGTGGATTTACAATTGGTAAACATATGGTTGGCACGGGTGAAGTGTGCGGTGAAAAGAGCGGGGGCACTGCTAAGCCATACAAAGGTAATCTTTGGAACAATTATCCTTCACCTGCTGTAGGTATACATGGTGCAGTAAGTCTAACTCACGGTAGCGCAGGTACGGGTGAAACGCTGACAGTAGTATTTAGTGCACCTTATGATACGAGTGGTTCGCTATCGCATCCTGACATTTTGGGCTATCTCGGCTTCCCTGAATCCGGGCTGTTACAACTTACTGACGATGCTAGCACTAGTGGTAATCAAGGTATGACCATACATTATACAAGTAGAACTCATAACAACAAAAGTGGTGCGCATAAATTTTATGGGTGCACAGGTGGGACTGGTAGTGCCATAAGTTCAGTGGGTCATCTAGTAAGTCCAAGAATCAATTTCACTAGTGTATTGACGGATGAAGTAATTGCAGCAGCGTTTGAATTTGCAATGACTATGCCTGATGCAAATGATAGAAGTGTTTCAGCAACTAGTTTTGATTGCACTCATATGTTTGCACCTGACGGTAGAACGCTAGGTGAATGGGGTGTAAGCCCTACTGCTATTAGAGTTAAAGTCAATAACAAAAACAGAACTCCGCTTAGTAAATTATTCAATGTTTCAAGAAGTAAAGATTGGGGCTTGATGGAAGGTGCAAGTAGTGATGCAACTGTAACTTCAAAGCACACTGGCGGACTTACTGATAATGAGAGAGATGATGGCACAAGATTAGATGTTGGCTATATTCCTGAAACTGTGCTACATGTTACTACTCGATACAGAGGAACTAATGCTAACACTGCTACACCGATCTTGGTAGATAGCCAAAACAATCAGTTAGATGTATCAACTTGGCAAAGAAATCTTCGCGGTGACAACTACACTAGTGTAGCAGGAGACCACATTATACCAAAGGTAGATAGCCCAATGATAAAACTGAGTGCTAAAACTTCATCATTACTTACACTTGCATCTAACACTTTCCTATATTCGATATGCGTACCCGGCTCAGATGATGCTAATAGTTGGGGTGAAAGATTCACACTTTGGTTAGGCTCCGAAGAATACGCTGAAGTAACTAGCACTAGAGGCGGGGCAGACGCAGAAATCAAGTTAGATTACGGCGCTGCTACAGGGACCAGTGCTAACTTTGCATCCGCAGTTACTGCAACTGATATTCTCATGCGAAATGGAGATATCAAGAATGGCATGAAAACGGATGGCATTCGTAGAGCCAGTAGCAAGATGTCTAGCCCGTTCCTATACTTTAGAGGGGGTCGAGATAGCCCTGACCACTGGGTACCACTTTACTTTGGTGGTGGATTTAGCGGTGTAGTCATGGATGTCAACGACGGTACTGAAAACGACTATGGTGAATTTTACACTCATCCATATGCAGGCGGACCAACGGGGTCGTGTGGTTTGCAAAATGTAGGTGAAATTGCAGGTTCCTATGCATTGCTTGATACTAATGCTATGTTGGCTATGTTCCCCGGCACTCCATATTTAGACAATCACAAAGGTAAAAACAACCCGCCGCTATTTAATCAAAATGGTATTCTGCCGTTTGATATGGCTAAAGGTGCTAATAATCACGCTACTGGTACAACGTATACAGACGGTACTAATACAGTGTCGACAAACATACCAAGTCCGATTATACTTCGCTTTGCTCATCCTCACGCTAGGTACAGTTCGTCAGGAAATACTGATGACCAAACCGTGTACATGGTGTTTGGTCCCGGTCAAGCATTCCCTCACAACAGTGCTGCGTTTGAACCTCAAGGATCGAACATAGTGACTACAGGTAATGGCTACAGCGCTGTCCCTATCTACATAGGTGGCGACCCTTCTACTAACGCATTTTTACCTAATGAATTGGCTAACGGTGGCGACGCTGTTAGTGGATTCAATCGTACTGCGGTTGCCTCTGCTCACTTGCCAAGAACATCTTTCTTCCAAAAGAATAGGCTTAGTGGGTTTAATTACGATATGAACTGGGAGCCGACCAAAGGTTTCCCAAGCGTATCTGTGCATGCTAGTAGCGGTGATAGTTTTGCTCAGACATTCGACAAGGCGTTTTACTATGAAGGGTCACTATTCGACGTAGCACATTTAACATACCCGCCAACAGCGCATCCTTTCAATCACGCATTTAGTGACTTGGCTGGTAATTCTTTACAGAGTGCAGCGCATGCTGCTACAAAGAAAGCCTTTGCAATTTGGCACATGGATGGAGGCTATCATCCGGGTGGTCATTTCCTTGATAACCATGTAAACATCAATCCAAAGCACCCAGTAGAGAATGGTAGGCTAGCCACAGGTAGTGCTAACAAACACAATGTGTCTGCATTTAGACCATGTGGCTTGTTAGCCGAAGCATATCTTAGTAAATATGGAGGCTCACCTGATAATCAAGTAAGTGACGAAAATGTTGTACTGATAGACGCTACTCGTGTACAGAACGCAGAGGAGTTAGGGGCAGTCATCAGTGCATCCATCAATACATTCCCCGGCAAAGACCCACTCAAAGCAATCGGTGGTACATTCCTTCCGTCTATGCAAAATGCACACAAACAAGATAGATATGGTTGGGTAGAGGTTGCAGTAAACCAATACACTGCTCAGTCAGGAGGCACTGCTGCTAGCGTTAGAGTAACAAGTACGGCCACTACATTCCCTGACTACGGTTGGTTAAGATTTAGTAACGGTAATAGTGCTGGGTATGCACCTTATATTAGTCAGTCCATAAGTGCACCTAATACTACCTTTACGTTAGGTAAAAGTCCAGCGGTTAGTGTTCCCGGTGCCTTGGCGATTGCCGACCCCGGAAGTGGCGGTTATTCGACGGCTTCCGGTTTGGCTACAACTGGTGGTTCAGGAACGGGATTAACTGTAGAAATCACTTCTGTAAGTGCAGGTCGTGTGACAGGTGTGACAATTACCAATGCAGGTTCAGGTTATCTCGATGCTGAAACCGTAATAATTCAACAAGGTGGCTCTTCCAATGACGCTAGAATAGACTTAACAGTAAACACTGCCAACACTAACGTAACCGATCCTGAAAATATGAGAGATGTACCTGTAGATAATAGTTTCAAAGCCTATGTTTGGACTAAAGCGGGCACTCATCGCCACAATAACGACAGTGGTGTAACTGCTCGTGACCACATGTGTCAAGTGCATTATAATGGGTTGATTGATGCAATAGACAGGACCAAGCCGGTTGGTGCAGTAGGATGGGCAGGTGAAGCATACTCTTACTTAAATTCGTATACAGGTACTCAGATAGGTTCAGGGCTTTACCCTGCTGGACTTGGTGCTTGGCACCCATTCCTTGGTTTCAATCCATACGGTGCTGCTGAAACCTGTCTAGCATCATCTTCACCTGTAGGCACTGGTGATACTGCTACTGCGACCTTTTCAGATTTCTGTGTAAATGGTTTGTCTTCAAGGCACTTGATTGCAATAACTAACGAAAGCGAGTTACCTCTTATCGCTAAAGCAGATAGAGACGGTATACTTTGTTCAGGTGATTGGCTGATGGCAAAAGAAAATGGTAATATTTTGCATGCTGGTACAGTTCAATGGGACACTGCCAAAGTGCACAATAAATCACGTTACGTTGCTTATGCTAACGCAGGTCCTCGTGTAGAAGCGCAGATGCATAGCGGATTTACTAGGCCATTTGATAACACGGATTACCCTGCTACAGGAAGTGCGCCTTCAGACGCTGAATGGCATCGCACTATACAGTCAGGCGATATGGTGCAAGCAAACCCTTGTCTGCACCCTACTGGTGATTTGTTTTGGGATGAAAGTGTAGTCAAAGGCTCTAATTTCCATGAAAACTTTGGAACAAATGGTGTAGAGTGTATTGGTAACAGTGGGTTGAAAGACTATCTAAACCCTGCAGCAGCATCTACTGCTATGCCTCACCCCGGATTATTTGGTTATTACAGCAAGCGTTCGGCTGCTCGTAACTTCTCGGCTGAGCACATTGTTTGGAAGAGAATGGATGGTGGTAGTCTAACAATGCCCGCTGCCAATGCAAGAGGGCTAGGGGCAGTGCCTTGGGTAAGGCGTAAAAATGCAGACACAGGTGAATATGATTTAGTAGGTGAAAAGGTGCTAGGCAATGTACGATTTAGTTTCGAGTCTACTAACTCTGCCATGTTCCCGGTAATACAGGCTCAAGAATTATCGCACCCTCAATTGGCTAAACAACACCCTGTAAAGGTCAAAAATGCATTAATGATACCGAATGAGGAAATGCAATTTCAAAGTATGATGGTTGTTGATGACACAGGCCAAGAGCACCGATTAGAAGGCGGCTCGCCATTAGGTACAGTTATCATGGATTTCAGGCATGTCAGTGACAGAGAGATTCAAGGTTTAGCGCCAGCATTGGCGGGCACTGGTATTTCGCCTAACATGAAGATACGCTTACCTAACCCTGATGAGATTCCCGGCAACATCATAGTTAGGCCCGGCTTCGATCGCATACAAGCATATCAAAATGAAACGATTGGTTCGGGTGGTTTACAGCACCCTGCCCAGCCTGTACAACATATAACAGATATGTTCGACAATACATATGCAGGTCCTCGACTTTGGCCTACTTGGGAAAACAACGGATGGGAACATGTAAGTCAGGACGGCACAGATGTATCTATTACTAAGCACGACCACAGGTTAGATTTCCCTGCGTCTACATCAGAGGGTTGGCAGGACCATACTGGTAACAAACCTTTGTCCACATCTTATGAGCCGCATGACAGAAGTCTGTATTTCCATGTAACCAAGATGGGTGTTACTTCCACTCATAGATATGGTGCATTAGAAACACCTTATTTTACTCATACCACTAACACATTGTCAATACAAGGGGCACTTTCTTCAGCGGATTGGTTAGATACTACTGAGCAAAGTGGCGGCAGGTACTTTTTGAGAATTTACAACCAAGACACAGGCAAAGGGACATTTGCTTCTTACACTGGTAGAACTAATGATAGTCCCGAAGTCGGAGTAAGTACTTTTACCGGCGTTGTATTTTCTCCTGATTTTGAACAATTTATAGCGAACAACCTAGGTAGTAATTTACTTATTGTGCCGAGTTATTATATGCCTGCAGGAAGCACTCGTATATTTGCATCTCGTAGACTTCGTGACCATAGCGAGTATAGTGGTGCTAGCCCTGATATGAAGATTACAGATTGGTTCGAGATATATGACAAATTACCTGCAAGTACTGGAAACTTTGTAAACCCATCTATACCTTACCAATATATCGCAGGCGCTTTAAGTCCTAAAATGACACCTATGCCAATTCCAAGAATGGGTCACCATTATGCTAATCCGACTATGGCGTTGCTACCCGGACACTACGCCCACCCTGCTTACCAAAGAATATACGACCTGAATCAAAGTTGTAGGACATCTAATAACGACTTCGCTATTAACAGTTTGATTGGTACAAATGAAGGAACACGCACTAGCACAACTGCTACTTCAACTACGCATGAGCCGGGTCGTGACCCTTACATTTACTTCTCAGGACCAACCGCAGCATTCTCTCCATCTGACATACACGGTGGAGGATTCACATTGTTGACTGAAACTAAAATCAAGTATGAAGGGTATGGTGTGGCAGCATCTGTAGGCGATGCAGGTACAAAGAACGCTGCTGGTGGACACGAGTTAGTGCTAGAGGCAGCAGGTACATACACTCTCAACGACCATTTCCCCGATCCAATGGAAGTAGGCGCTTACCAAATCGTAATACAGCCTAACTTGTTCAAGCAACAATTGAAAGGATTCCACGCAAACGGACCTGCTACAGATGTACCTGATGGCTCAGTTGTAGAATTGACTGGGCAACAGGTAAACACAGTTATTGCCATTGAACAGGATATTAGTACAAATGGCGCGCACACGCTTATACTGGCAGATGCTATAATGGCAGACGTTAGGGGTTGTGAAGTAATAATTAACGAAGTGATGTTAGACATAGAGCCTGATTCGGGCAGTCACTTTACCAATATACCTGCTTTAGGACTATACAATTCATTAGGTGTACAAGAGACTACTTCCCCTTCACTTAGCCGAAGAAGTATGCCTTACAAGCCGGGTATGTTTAGTAGTGCTACACCGGGTTATACAATCACAATCCCTTGGTGGGGCATACTTCATAATGAAGGTGCTACTGCTAGCGGCGCTAATAAGTTCAAACACTTAGAGTGGCACAAGCCTGACAATTATTACGAATTCTGTAGAATGTCTTATGGGTGCATTGGTGCTCAATTAACCATTGCTGGCTATCCTACATCGTTCATGGACATTTACGAAGTACACAGACGCAATAGAAGTATGAACCCTACCTGTGTAGTGCTTTCTACTAATCAAGGTGGCAGCACTATAACTGTGGATAACAATGATTTATTCCCTGTAGAACCTTACTATGGAGAAGAGTTAGAGTACACTAAGAATGGTATAACTTATACTGCTACTTATGGTAATCGTACTGGTACTTTAGCACATGCTACTTTGGGTGTATCTACTACATTTGAAAGCGTTACTGGTAGCACAGAATTTTGGGCTAACATCGCTGCTAATACAGTGTTGAAATTGACTAGACCTTACAACACATATGCTTCTGATACAGTGTTTTTGGATTCTAAAGTTAGCGCCTTAGCGAAACTATTCCCACAAGTTCCTAGCGGATTGGACAAATCTTTGAAAGATGGTAGTGGGGACACAAACAGTCTACACTTACCTGATGCATATCTGTGCTTGTGGCATCCTAATTTAGGCAGGCCGTTCACTTGGTACAGCGATACTGCTACAGGCGGCACCCGTAACTTCTATGACAAGACTGGTGTGGCTGACACCCCTGTTGACAAGAAACCTTACAATCACATGCCTGAGTTCTTTGAAACTATACACTATCATGATTTCAATTATGTTGCTAGTAAAGGGCCATTTGGATTTGCAATGAAGTGGGTAGCCCCTCCACACGACCATGATAATGATGGGGGCACTGCACTAAGTCACGATGGATCGATATATACCGCTGCACAAATAGATGCACTTGTTGATGGCGGAGGCACATTAAATCATCAAGGAGGTACATTTGACTCTACTAAGTATAACTTTGCTGGATTTTGGCCGGGTGGCTCACACGGTGGAGGAGCAGTAAGTCGATTAGAAACTTACGCTAGTGCACTCATAGGTTGGGGAGGAGTGACCCATGGAATGGATTGTGGTGGGTTTGATGACAATACTGGAATTAGAACTCGCACCTATGCTCAAATGACATCTGCTTCTGCTTATGCTCGTAACTATTGCTTCGGTTATAGATTTGGAGTCAGGCAGGCTTACAACAGACCAAGATACGCTAACTACGTGCGTGGTTGGTTAGAAGTGGCTAATGCAAATGCTTTACTTGGCTACTACCATGGTCCATTTGTACAACAAGATAACAAGAATACAGGGTGGGATTACGTAGGAACTGACACTGGGTCACAGTCCGACATTACCTTCAATGCTAGTTACATAGGAATACTTGAGAGATTAACTCAAATCAGTGCGCTACTGAACCAAGACCAAATCGGTAGACAAGTTAGATATAGCGATGGTAGGAGAATGACAGAAGCCTTTGGTTGTGCTGTTAGAACTATACGAAATGCATCTACTGTAAGAAGAGAATATCCCGGCGACCATGCAGGTAAAAACATAGCAGACTTAGCAGATGCTCATCGATACTACATGATTGATTGGTGGGGCAATACTCGTGGAGAAGATGTTCGTAGATTCCCTGTTAGAGGGTTCGGTATAAGACCATCTTGGGATCCTGAAGACGCTTACGCCGATACAAATGTAACTCACAGACCAGCCGCACACAGTTTGTTCGCAGGAGATGGAAATGACCGCTACAGCGGTAATGCAAACACGGCTAACAATGATGCTAGTAACATGGGTGTCGCCGACTGGTTTAATCCAGCGAGCGCTATGCGTGTTGGAGATAGAGGTGATGGAAGAGGAGTCCGTTGGCCTACTGTGTTCAACGAAAGCATGCTCATGGATGTTAGTGAAACTCATGAGGCTACAGGTTTAGTTCTATCTCACAGTACAGCCGAGCCTGCGTTTGGACAGGGGTTGGTTCGACCAAGTAATGAAGCACTACAAGCAGGTGAAATCGATAGAGGTATCAGTGCAAGACTCGATTTAGCGGACGAAGATGGATTACTCAAGCCGAGCGCATCTGTTGGTGAAGGAGTAGAAACAGTTACTGCTGACACTAGGTTAGTAGACCCTGTTGCTAGAGATGATATCCGAATGGGACTAGATGTAGATACCATTGCTGAACTCAACGATGGTGTTAGCAGAGAATATGTCATCATGTCTACAGAAGCAGCCAGTCTACACACTGACAAAGAAGTGGGGCAGAGGACAAACTTACGAGGTGCTATGACAGGTGCGAGTCGCACATTAGGTAACTTCGATCTGACTGCTCTAAACTTCAGTACCAACCCAGTTGCTGGAATTACAAGATTCTCTAACGCTCATGCATATTGGGCACTAGGTGGCACTTACATCATGGAATGGAGCAGGCATTCAGGCGTATTAGATGTCAAAGGATGGGGGCAGACGGGTGTATCTACTTCGTCTAACCCGTACCAAGATGCTAACCACGACCCAATTATACAGAATACTAACTTCACTGATTCTAAGATAGACTTCTTGTATAGACCTGCTCAAGTATTGGACAGTAAACACATACAGTTCTTCAGACCTGCACCTGTAATGAAAACTAGTGCAGACCAAGTTGGCTCTAACTTCTATAGAGCGACAGCCGGAGGCAAATACGGACTATTTACAAGTGACGCACCGGGTGCACTGACAGGTACTCCAAGTAGTCCACCGTATGCACCTGTTTACACAATGACTCCCGGCTCTAGTTTAACAGTGCCTACAAGTCAAGGGCCTAAGATTGAGGGTGTAGATGTAACAGGATATGATAAGACCGATATCCGATCTCCGGTAGCAAGAGTAGTCATGTCTGAGAATACACTTGAACACTTTAGAGCAGATGCAAGTCGCAAGTCACCTGATGATGAAGAAGGCGATTTCGCTGTACAGCCGAGACACAGCCAAACACTACATCCAAAGGGTAGCGATGGTGATGCATCTTATAATACAGGGGACCATAGCGGGGAGTGAACATGGCAGTAGGTAAGAATCTCGCAACTGGTCGTGCCGATGCGACTCAAAATGCAGTTATGAAGCGAGTGCGTAAGCCTAAGTTCGTAGATAACGGTGTTCGTCATGGCGAGTATACTAAGCAACAGAGTGGATTCTTGGTAAAGACACCAACATCTAGTGACTTTATCTCTACTCACGATCGAAGGTATTCTCTGATTGAAGAAGAAGATACCATTCGACTATCACATAACACTGGGGACGGACATAGATACACTGGTAATATATTTGTTAACGATGAAAAGGTTAGTAAAGATGTCAATCCTACTTTACCTCCATTAATCATAGGTGCAGACAACCCTGACCAAGCACTAGTACCCGCTTCTATAGAAAGCAGTACGAAAGGTTCACGATATCGCCTTGGAAATCTAAAAGGCTCAGAATTAAAACAAATTGGTTTTACCGACAAAAGGGTACGGATTGGTCAAAAAATAAACGTGGGATTACGAACTACCGACTTAGTTGGCAGATTAGCCAAAGCCAGTACTAACTCACTAAATGGACTATCTATCAAAAATCCTAGTGGTACATTTGTAGCGCAGGATTTCTACGGTACGGATGGTGTAAGTGCTATGCGCTTTTTAGCAAAGCATGACGGATATAATGTTAGTACCGATCAGTTTGGCAATCTTCACTATTCTCATCAGCAAAAACATGGCAGAGAACACATAGTTACACAGACAATGGTTTCAGAAGGGTCGATTGAAACCGAGGGGAAAAGTACGTTAAACCGTGTAGTAGTTCGGGGAAAAGTCCGTGCTAACAATGATAAAAATGTAGTACAGGTTGATGACTTTGGACCACAAAAGGACACTGTTAACGAAATACCCGGTGGTATATTTGCTCCTACAGCAGTAACTAAAGCCAGCGCCAAAGCAATAGGGCGAAGATTACTATCAATGGCAAAAAAGGCAGAAGGTAATGAGAAGTTGAAGGGTACACTCATGTCAAGTAGAGTACAACCGGGAGATGTAATTTCTTATGAAACTATTACAGAGTCTAAAAGAAAAATCGTTCTGTCTACTAAACATCATTTGACTCAGCGTAAAACAGACATAGACATAAACTCTGTTGACGGGTCTATAGAGGACATTTTGCAGAGATTCCAAGAAGTAGATATTGGGTCTAGCACTCGTGATAATGAAGAGCGTAATCGTCAGTTTAGTCGAGAAGAGTTCGCAACAGCGTTTGGATTTAAAGTAAAAATTACTTGGCAAGTTCAAGCAAGAAGGGTTAAAGATCCGACTGGTGGATTTGTAATTGGCGCTACTAATAGAAATACTATCAAAGGGCGCAGATTGTTACAAACCACTGGTATACTAATCAATAATGGGGGCGGTCACGCTATAGGCACCACTAGTTTCAATACTGACGGCACTAATGCCAACGACGTATTTACATCAGGTATTATTAGTGCAGGTAAAGCAGATGCATTTGTTTACAAGGCTAATGGAAACCTACTAGGTAAGGTGAGCAGCGCTGGCACTAATTCATTAGTAGTCGCAACTAAGTCACCCTATGCTGTTGCAGATGATGAAGAGTTATTCCTAATAGTGACAGATGGATTACCTGAAAATGCTAACAATCATCTGAAAATAAAAATGATTAAAGGTACATTCTCAAAGAGAAGGAGGGGCTGATATGCCATTATTAAATCAAGGAACAAGATATGTAATCGATACGTTGAAATCAAGAATAAATGAAGTGGTATTCGGCTTTGGTGGCACACTGGCTAGTCAGGACGATACCGGGGCAGCACAACCAGCGATAGTAGTCACGCCAATAGTGAGGGTCATTGATGACCATAGTCTGTCAGTAGAGGCTAAAGTACCTCTTACTAACACGTTTACTTCTCCTTTCAAAGAGGTAGTAATACAATACAAAAACCCGTCAGACGCAACAGATACAACCGCCATAGCAAGATATACTTACGATTCAATTGTCAAGACTAGTAACAACGAAATCCTTTTCTCAGCAATCATAGAGGTGAACCCATGACGAACCCGAAGGCAGGGCACACTAGTGCAGCCGGAATGAGCACTGACGCTGAAGGACTGAGGGATGGGGACGGTTTGTCGTCGCCCAGTCTAACTAACCCTTACGAAGGGTTACATGGTAACGGTATCATACGAATGTCTGATACTGCAGTGGGTACCTCTTTGAGAAATAGTATAGCGGCATCCACACCCGGATTCATAGAAACTGCCTCTTCAGGAGTGGTTACAATACACGGTGGATGGTGTATATTAGACGGGGCGCTGTACAAATTTGCAGGTGGGCCGGGCGCTACTCAACAAATTACGATAGGGGCAACCGGAACTGCTAATTTTAACGGATCTTTACCAGCGGTTCCTGCAGCAAATAGTGATGTTTTCGTAGTAGTTTACGTGTGCTCTGATAGTGGTACAACTGCTAGAATTAGGTACGAAATGGGAACTCCAGTTGT